ATGAGCATGTAGAAAAAGTGGTTGTTGAAACACCAGTTGTTGAAACACCAAAACCTAAAAAAGTTGAACCTAAAAAACCAACTTGGGAAATAAAAGATAGAGTTTATTATTTAAAAGGAAATAAAAGACCTTTATCTAAAATGATAAAATCTGCAAACGTTTACTGGTTTGATGAAGAAAAAGGTTACGAAAGAGAGCTCAAGTATTGTCAAAATCAAAAAACAGTATTTGTAGATGAAATGAAAGGCGATCAAAGATTAGAACATATTATTTTTAGAAATGGTGCTTTGTTTGTTGAAAAAGAAAAAACAGTTTTACAAAAACTATTATCATTATATCATCCTGAGGTAAACAAAACTTATTACGAGTATAAACCAGCTAAAGTTGCTGAAGATCAAATCGATTCGTTAGAATTAGAAATAGAAGCTTTAAATGCTGCTAAAAACTTAGATATTGATATGGCTGAAGCAGTAATGAGAGTAGAAGTTGGTTCAGCAGTATCTAACATGAGTTCTAAAGAACTTAAACGAGACTTATTGTTATACGCTAAGAGAAATCCTGTTTTGTTTTTAGAACTAGTTAATGATGAAAATGTAGTTCTTAGAAACTTTGGTATTAGAGCAACTGAAATGGGTATATTAAAATTATCTTCAGATCAAAGAACTTTTACTTGGGCTTCTAACAATAGAAAACTAATGAATGTTCCGTTTGACGAACACCCTTACTCAGCTTTAGCCGCTTGGTTTAAAACTGATGAAGGTATGGAGATTTACTCCAATATTGAAAAAAGATTAAATAATTAATCAAACTGTAGATGCAGTCGCTCTACGGGGCGATTGCAAACTACAAATTATATTATATGGAAAAGAAAAAATCTAAAGGTTTAGGTGATACAATAGAAAAAATTACAAAAGCAACTGGAATAAAAAAAGTTGTAGATAAAGTTGCTAAAGCAACGGGTAAAGATTGTGGTTGTGGAGAAAGAAAAGACACTTTAAATAGATTATTTCCTTATAATAACTAAAAAGAAATTATGATAAGCATAGATACGATATATCAAAAAGTTTTAGCATTTGCTAACAAAGAGCAAAGAGGTTATATAACACCTCAAGAGTTTAACTTATTCGCTCATCAAGCGCAGATGGAAATATTTGAACAATATTTCTATGACAACAACGCTGCTAGAAGAGTTCAAGGTAATGATACTATATATTCTGATATTGACGATATGCTTGAAGAAAAATTACAAGTATTTGAATTTTCTGATGGACAAAACGCTATCTCTCAATATCAAAACGTTGGTAATAGTTTAAACGTAAGACTCCCTGATTACGTTTATAGAGTTCATAGAGTAGAAGCTTTAGATAAAGAGTGTGAGCTTTTAAATACTAAAGATTTTAATAACTGTAGAGAAGGTGGTCCTTTAACAAGACCTTCTAATGATAGACCTATTGCAAATATAAGAGCTGGTATAATAAGATGTGTTGGTGGTAATAATAATTTTACAACTTTAACAGGTCTTATTTATTTTAAAAAACCTGAAAAACCTAACTGGGCTTACGTTGTTATTAACGAAAAAGCAATGTATGACGCTACTAACGCCGTTGACTTTGAGTTACATGCGTCTGAAGAAACAGAGTTAGTGTACAAAATATTAAAATACGCTGGAATTTCTATGCAAAGACAAGACGCTGCTCAAGCTGGACAAAGCATGGAAACAATGATGAAACAACAACAATCAAAAATACAATAAATAAATGGGGTTATTAAATCAAACGCAAAACTTTTATTATAACAGCGGTGAACACGGTAGTTATCAATTTGTATCTTTAGATAATATAATAAAACAGTTTATGATAGTCTATGTTGGTGAAGATAAAATAATATCTAAAGCTAGTAGAACAGATATTGCTTTTCACGCGCAAAGAGCTTTAGCTGAATTATCTTTTGATACTTTTAAGTCTTTTAAATCACAAGAAATTACCGTACCTGCAACTCTTCAAATGACGTTACCGCAAGATTATGTAAACTATACTAAAATTAGTTCGGTGGATTCTGCTGGTATAAAACATCCTTTGTATCCTACAAATAGAACTTCAAATCCTTTTAATCCACTTCAAAATAGCGATGGTGAATTTAAGTTGCAAGCTATAGGTAATGTTGATGATGATTCAGATGTTGAAACAGGTGTTATTGGAACAATATTATTAGATGGAGAATATAAAGATATTTTAGTTGGAATGTATGTTAGTGGTCCTTATGTAGATGGTTTACGTGTTATAAAAGTTTCAAATTCAGGTGGAGCCACGACAATAACTGTTGGAACAATATCTGGCACAACATACACTCCAGTTGCTCCAGATGATACGTTTAATGGAGCGACATTAACTTTTACAAATGTAGATAATAATTTAATATTGCCTCAAAAATCATCATTTATAGTTGAAAATTTAGATTGGAGAGTTGATGATAATATAATAAATTTTAATTCAACTTCTGATATATCTAGTATAGAAATTGGTATGTTAATATATCACGAAGATTTTCCACTAGGAACGTTTGTAAAAAACATTTCTACTATTGATCTTAAGATTTTAGTATCAGAAAGATCATTAAATGTTGCAACAAATAATTCTGAAGAAATTACTTTTATATCTCCAGATGTTGAAAGTGATACATGGTCAAATTATAAATCACAAACACCTTCTGAGAATAACAACGATGATTACGAAGATGATGTTTATTGGAAAATGCAAGGTGAAAGATATGGGTTAGACCCTCAACATGCTCAAGTAAACGGATCTTTTTATATAGATCAAGTATCAGGAAAAATACATTTTAGCTCTAATATTAATGGAAAAACTGTGATATTAGATTATATAAGTGATAGCTTAGGGACAGATAGTGAAATGCAGGTTCATAAGTTTGCAGAAGAAGCAATGTATAAGTATATTGCTCACGCTGTTTTATCGGGAAAATCTAATATACCTGAATACCAAGTAAATAGATTTAAAAAAGAAAGATTTGCAGCTGTTAGAACTGCAAAACTAAGACTATCTAATTTAAAATTAGAAGAATTAACTCAAGTACTTAGAGGAAAATCTAAGCAAATAAAACACTAGTACATGCCAGAAATAAAGCATAATTTTACCGGTGGTAAGATGAACAAGGATCTTGACGAAAGACTTGTTCCAAATGGAGAATATAGAGATGCAATGAACGTACAGGTTTCAACCTCAGAAGGATCTGACGTTGGTGCCGTGCAAAATATATTAGGTAATACCGCTGGGTGTAGCACTGAGTTTAATGATATTTTAGGTAAAGACGCATATACAGTAGGATCAATATCTGACGAAAAAAACGATTCTTTATATTGGTTTGTTTCAGGTAATTCTTTTTCAAGTATTAATTCTTTTATAAGTGGCTTTGGCACAACAACTATTAGTGAAGAAGAATCTATTGATCTTGCTAATAGTTTTTCAATGAAAGACTTTATTTGCAAATATAGTTCTGACAATGGATGTGAACTTGTGTTTGTAGATAAATATGCTTTTTATATTCCAAACGAAGAAGAGTTAAAAACTAATTCTAATGAGTTACGTTTAATTAATCTTACAAACAATCTGTTAAGTGAAATTGAAATTGGTTGGAATGTTGTTGGTGTAAATATTGGTAATACAACATCAACCTCTAATGCTGTTGAAGTATCTGATATAACTAATGAAGTAATTGTTGATTTTGAATTTGCATCAGAACAATCTATTGCTTCATCTCAAAGCACTACTGTAGTTGGTCCTGATAATATGGTATCAGCTGTATCTAAAGTTGGTGATAATGTTTATATACCTATGTCACCACCTATAGCTGCGCCTGGTACCACACCTACAACAGGATATACTACAGATAATTCAAATATAATATATATAAGTGAATGGACAGGTGGTAGTTTAAGTGGTTTAATAGGTGCTGAAGTATTTCTTGATGGTTTTCCAGCAACACCAGGAAACAAAATTATTGCTGCTTCTTTTAAACAAATGGTTTATTTTCAAGGAACTGTTGCTGAATATAGTGAAGAAGTTGTTGAGTTGCAGCTAGAAAGTTCTTATAATTATGACACTTCTACAGTACCAGGTTCTATATCTTTTTTAGGACCTTATACTTTATCACAGCCAACTGCAGCTGCGGCCACTGGTTCTTTAACTGCTTTCTCAAGTTCTGTTGAACCTGTTCCAACTCCTTTTACTTTACGAATTACAAGTATTTACACTACAACAACAGATGTAGCTACTGGGTGGTTGTATTTGAATGAAAATCAATACAACGCAGGTGATCTTAACATTGGTGATCAAGTCCAATACGATGGTAATTTATTTTTTATAAGTGCCATAGATGATACAGTTTGTGGCGGAAGCCCTGGTCCTAGTGGTCTTTGCAATGCTATAAAAATTCAAGATGCTAACCAAAACGAATTATCAGGTTTTCCAGTTGGGGTTATATTTAACGGAATACCTACACCTATTAGTGGTCAATTACAAATTTTAACTTCTCCTACTATTATATTAAATGATAATCTAAATCTTACAGATGTCTTTTATCAAGGACTTATGTTTTATGGTCCTAGAACACTAAACTTTAATCATAATCAAAATATTACAGGAATAGATATTATAGATGATATGCTTTTCTTTACTGATGGAAAGACAGAGCCTAAAAAAATAAATATATCTAGAAGCATAGAAGGTACAGATAGTACTGGGATTTTTTCTACTCGTTTAATAAACAAAGCACAAGGCATAAATTATAGTAGCAATATAATAGCAAGAGAAGAACATATTACAGTAATTCGTAAATCACCTAAAAATGCTTTAACCTTAGAACTTAACGATGGAAGAGATAAATTATTAGATTACACTGGAATAACAAATATAGGTAATGCTGGGCAGGGATCTTCTGCAACAACAAAAATACTTGGTTCTTCAAACCCTAATGTCATAGATGATTTTTCAGCGTTACGAGTTGGAGATACTGTTCGTTTTTCTGTAACAACTGATATTAATTTAGTTTCTGATGTTAACTTTGCGTGGGAAGTTGGTGGTTATTTATTGTTAAAAGAATTTAATTTAACTAGTGCTACTAGTTTTACGGCTCCAGCTACACCTCTTGCTGATTGGACAATAAGAGGTTTAATAACAGATCATCAAGATAACAATTTTAATAGCAACAACGGTACTGTTCAAGTTCAAATACAAGTTGTTGGATTAAATGGAGTTCCACCTGGTGTTCCACCTGGTC